CTCGCCGAACGAAGATCGAACAGAGTTGAACAAACTCGAACGCTCTTCCTCTTCCTCTTCCTCTTCCTCTTCCTCTTCCTCTTCCTCTTCCTCTTCCTCAGGCTCCACCTCTTCCTGGTTACCGGGCACCTCAAATTTTTCCCCACCCCCTACGGGGGAGGGGAAGCCTGAGGCCCTGACGGCTGGATCAGCGAAGAGATCCGAGCCGATCACCTTGAGAACCTGGGAGGCATACGCTTCCGCTTTCAAGGAAAGGTACAAGACTGAACCCATCAGGAACGTCATGGTCAATTCACAGCTTGCCAACTTCGTGAAGCGTGTGGGACAAGACCTCGCGCCGAAGGTTATCGAGTTCTACGTCTGGCATCCCGGAGCCTTCTACACGAAGAACGGCCATCAAGTTCGGTTTGCGCTGGCCGATGCCGAGAAGCTGGCCACCGAGTTCCAGACCAGGAAGTTCGTGAGCGAGAGAAGGGCCCGCGAGGGTGAAGACCAGGCTGATGCGGCGATGCTGCTCAGGCAGATCGAGGAGGAGGGGATATGATGGACCCACAAGAAAGGCGAAAGCAGATGGCCAGGATCCTCGTTGGCTTGTCCCAGCTTTACGGCCGGAACATGAACATGGGCACCATCTCGTTCTTCGTGGACGTGATCGATCCGGTTCTGACCTTCGAGGAGTTCTCTCACGCGGCCATGAAGTGGCAGGAGAAGAACCGAGCCTTCCCGATGCCAGCGGATCTAATCCAGCTCATCAAGCCCCCGGTGGAAGAGAAGGATGACGCGCAGATTGTGGTGAACAAGATCGTGGAGGCGATTAACACGCTCGGCCATACTTGGACCCAGTGGATCCCCAAGGAACGCTACATCGGCGGAAGCTGGGAGTCCGATGCAAGGGCGCGCCTGGGAGAGCTGGGCTTTCATGTGGTCAAGGCTTGGGGAGGGTGGAGCGTCATTCACAACTCCCTGTACTCGGCTGGTGAAGAGACGGTTTGGAGGGCTCAGCTCCGTGACTTCGTTCAAACCCAGGTGCGCCTGGCTCGGGCTGGGCGCCTCGATCACCTACCAGGCATACCCGAGCCCCTCCGGGTCACCGATCGCGGCGCCAGGAGCCCGGAGCGCATCGAGGCGATGAGGCTGATCGAGGGCCTCAAGGGCTAAAGTCCCCCCGCCCCTTGACTCCCAGGCCAAATTTGGGAAGGTGTGGGGGAGGGGAAGTCTTATGGAAAATAAAAACGGAGCACACGAAGACGCTCACCCAGCGCGGATGGTGCGCTCGATCCTGGCCTTGCTTCTGGTGATGGGGTTCTTCGCCCTTCTCGCGTACACGGCGGCCGTATCGTGACCGCGATCATGTTCCTCCAGGAGATGCTCAAACACTACCTGACCTTTGTACCGGACATCGATGGCAAGTCCGGACTCTGCTTCCACACGGTGAGGAACCCGCAGGAGCCCGTGACCTCGGGGAACCACCACGTCCTAAATGCCTTGACCCACCGCTTCTTCCACACCCTCAAAGGGAACTCTTCCGAAGAGCGGCGCCTGGAACTCATGCTCCTCTTCGGGGCTGAGAACTTCATCGAGGCTTGCCGGGACCACGCCCCGGGAGAGTTCAACCGGGCCCCCTCGAAGAAGCAGGACCAGAGTCATGATGACCTAATCGGCATCGCCACCACCTCCTGGATCTTCGGCCTCCCCTATGCCCGGGAGATCCTGATGGCGGGAAGGACCTGGAAGAAAATCCCGGTCAAGATCTTGGGAGTCACTCTCAAGATCCCCATGCTCTGGTACTTCGACAATACAGAGACCTCCACTCACTTCGAGTTCTCGAACTGGCTCGGCCGCTTCCTCTGGTTCCCAGGCTTCATCAAGGCCGCCGCTGGAGAGCCCCTCCCCCTTCGTGACCGTCTCTTCCTCACGGCCTACTTCCTTTCAGGGGTAGCCGAGACGGATCGAACTTCGGTCTCCGGCCGCCAGCTCCGTTACCTGATGACGGAGGCCCTCAACTACACCGGATCGAAAATGCTCCGCTGGGCCATCCACCTCTGGGCCGAAGACCAGAAGAAGACCTACCCCGAGGGATGGAACGAACCCATGGGGATCTATCACCAGCCCACTGGAGGGATCTCTCATCCCTTCGCCCGCTTCGGATCGCTTGCCTTTGATGCGGAGTTCCTAAACAATCAAACGCATGGAGATGTTGTGTGACCTCGGAGAGATCTGTGATCTGTGGGACTTGCCCACCCTCTTCCTCATCTCTGTGGCCGCCTCCTTCCTTCTCTGGTGCCTTAGGAATTAAAATGCGGGGGCCCATCTCGGAGTACATCGCCCAGCTCAGCCGGGACTTCCAGCAGGCCTTCGGCTTCCCCCCCACCTACGTGTACCTGGGGGGCCGCTTCCTGTCGGAGGCCTTCACTCAATGCGGCGGGCGCCCGATCGTGATGGAGCGCCTCATCGTGCAGGTGGTCAAGTACGATGAGCTGGGCGTGGGCAAGGATCTCCTTCCGGAAGAACAAGGTCAAAGATGAACGAGAAAAATAAAAACGGCTATAAAATCAAAGACGTGGGCGATCATTTGGAGATCACTATCTCGTGCGGAACCGTGGTTAAAATAGATCATGACTGCCTATGGATCTTGAGAGAGTTCCCTTCATGGCAAGACCGGAAGGGCTACATAGGATGTGAGCGCTGGATAGATACGCCATACGGGCGGGTTCTTCAGAGGGTTTACCTTCACCGCCTAGTCACAAATCCTACTTCGAGATGGCAGGTCGATCACGTAAACAGACAGAAGGCCGACTGTAGAAAATCAAACTTGAGGATGGCTACCGCTTCTCAGAACGGAGCCAATAAAATAGCCACCAGGTCCAAGTCTGGAATGCGTGGAGTCACAATTATTGAGAAGCGAAAGCTTTCGAAGAAGTACCTGGCCCACATCAGAGGGAAGAACCTCGGATACTATTTTACAATTGAGGAGGCCGGGCGCGCCTACGATCGAGCCGCGAAGGAACGATATGGTCCGTTCGCCATACTCAATTTTCCTGATGCCACCTGATACAATGCGGCGGGTTTGCTATTCCCGGAAAATCAGGTCACGCTTTCAGTCAAGTGAAGAAATGCCGATGCCGAAGCGAAGATCCTAAGACCTGCGCGGCCATCCAGTTCAGGGTGCCCGAGGAGTTCCTCATGGACTTCGAGGCTTGTGACTGCAAGTGTCATAATGAGCCGGACGGTGAGGAAGAGGAAGATGACACCTGAAGGCAAGGTGAAGCTGGAGATCGCGGCCTACCTTGAGCGGGTGCCCGGCCTTTGGTTTACGTATAGCCCCATGAATAAACCCTCCCTGGGACGGCGCCGATCCTCGAAGCACGAGAAGCGGCTCCTGGATCTCACCGGGTACTGGCAAGTGGACGGCCGGGCGATCTTCTTCACGGTCGAGGTCAAGGCCCCTGGAGGTGAGCGAGCCCCCCACCAGGAAGAACTCGTGAACCAGGTCTTGAGGGACGGAGGCTTCGCTTGCTTCGCCGAGTCCGCCGAAGAGCTGAGAGCGAAGATGCGGCTCTTCCATCCGAGGGTGCCATGACCTTAGAGACCAGAACCTGCATCTGTGGATGCAAGCGAACCTTCCGGGTTCTCCCCACCTCCCCCCAGAAGCTCGCCTCCATGTTCTGTGACCCCCAGAAGAACGGCTGGATGGAGCAGCGTGACAGATCCAAGAACCGTGAGCCCATCCCCCCCGGCCGCATGAGCGTGGCCGCCCTGGCCCAGGAGCTGGGGATCTCGGCCGCTACGGTGTACGCCTGGGCGAAGGCCCGGAAGATCCCATCCAAACGCCTCGGGCCCAAGGGCCTGTTCTTCGACATCGCGGAAGTCCGCCGGGCCCTAAATAAAAGCCCCACCTCTCAGTGAGATAGCCGGAAACTGTCTCCTCCTTGAGACGTTTGCGTCCTACGCTGGCGTGCGCTATTATGAATATATGAAGCAAGAAACTCAAGTACTGATCCTGATCGCTCTACCTATCGTGACCTTCATTGTGGGGTTCCTGACCGGGGTTCTGACCGGGCTGAAGGTGCGGAAGTAAATAAACACTGGGGCCACGGCGGGCCCCTTATTTTTTAGAGGAACCAAATGCAATTGAGCCAAGCCCAAATTAGAAAGGTGCAAGACATTATCTCACAACTACAAAAGCTTGCGCACGACCACTACGATCCTACCGATATGTATCTTCACGATTGCTTCATTGATGCCGTCGATCATCTGGTGGAGGCCATACCCCTCCCCGAACTGGCCCAGGAATAATTTTGTCATGAAAACCATTCAACTGCCTCCACCCAAGCGCTACCTCATCGAGTCCGAGACGGATGAAGAGGGCACCGAATACTGCAAGGTGGTGGACGTGACCGGCATCGAGGATCCTGTGTACATCATCGGCCAGGAGAGCCCCTGGATCGGGGTCACTCTCGACCAGCTCGAAGCGTGGGCGGGGGAGGGGGCCTATGCTCCTCACACCGCGTCGATCCTGGAGCAGATCGCGGATCTTAGGAGGAAGCCATGAAGGAGATCCCGCCCCGAGCATTCAAACGCTTCAGGCAAGACCCCAGAGGCTGGATGGTGGACTGGATCTGTGTGGTCACTGCCGTGACCCTCGCCACGGAAGGCCCCTACAGGGACCGCGCTGACTGCATCGAGGCCGTGGGAGAGGAAGACATAGAGCCCACCTGGATCGATCGCCCGGAGGCTTCGCTGTGACACGCTATGGCATCAAGATGAAGCTCGGCTCCGGGTACCTGGCCCCGCTCATGAAAGGCACCTGGGGCGCTACCTTCACGGCCGATCGCCAGGATGCCTGGCATACCATCGACCGAGATGAGGCCGAGCAGGAGCTGAAGTCCGCCCAGGACTGGTGTAGAACTCCCCTCATGATCGTCTACTTCCGCCCGGATGAAGAACTCTGTGACGTGGCCGCAGTGAACGGAGCCCGCCCGTGTTCTATATAGCGTTCATGGAGGAGGGCATTCTCTACTTGTATCCCAAGCGCTTGGGCCCATGGGTGACCTCAAAGGGAGAGGCGAAGCGCTTGTTCTCGCTCAGGAGCGCTCAGCTCCTCGCGAACGAAGTCCTGGCCGATGGCGTGGAGGGAGTCTTCATCATCGCAGGAGATCCGGACGGGGTGTCCCGTGAGGTGTAGGTTCTGCAAGCGGAAGCTCAAGGATGCCGTCTCGATCCGCCTGGGGGCTGGCAAGGGATGCCTCCGGAAGTTCAAGGGCTACCGCCAGGCCCGGAAGATCGAGGCCCGTGGTCAGCTCACGCTCTTCTCCAGGCGTCCCTGGAGCTACACGAAGGCCTTGACTAAGTGAGGCCAGCGGGCGAACCTGGCGGGGAAGGACATCATGAAGACACCCAAGTTTATATCCGATTTAAAAAAACAGACGATCATGACCACCGATCGCTCGAAGCTGTACGTTCGCCCCCAGCGTGAGAAGAGAGAGAAGCTCCAGGCCATCTCCATCGCCGAGGGTGTGTCAGAGCAGAAGCTGGTGGAGCTGGCCATAGATCTCCTTTGGGAGAAGTACTCCCGCGCTCAGAAGGCCGGATGATGCAAGAACCGAAGCTCATCGAACTCATCGCCGCCGCCATCCAAACCGCGAAGGAGAGCGCACCATCCCGCGAGAACTCCCTCGCCCTGACTCGATTAGAGGAAGCCATGTTCTGGGCCCTCCGCGCTCAGCCCAAGATCCGGAAGGTGGAAGAGTGAGAGCCGCCATCATCCTCGCCATCGCATACTTCGCCCTCACCGCGTGCTCGATGAAGAAGGTCCGGATGTACCCGGACGCGGACTGTCAGCTCATCGAAGTGAACGGGGAGAAGATGCGGGTGTGTGAGGAGTAGCCGATGAAGCGTCATGAATTAAAAATTTGGAACGCCTACTTCGAGGCCGTGGCCGCCAGGAAGAAGAAGTTCGAGATCCGGAAGAACGATAGGGACTTCCGCGAGGGAGATCACCTGATCCTCCGCGAGTGGGATCCCTCCACTCAGCAGTATACCGGCCGCTCCGCCGTGGCCATCGTGACCTTCATGCTCGAAGGCGGAGACTACCTCCAGGCCGGGTTCTGCTGTATGTCGATCAACTTGGTCAGCACCTTCCGCCAGAACCAGACGGACCTAGCCGGGATGTACAGCGAGGGTGAGGCCCTGGGCGTATGAGCCAGATCACTCACGAAGTCCGAGCCCACAAGGAAGCCCTGGACCAGATCCTCTCCGGCCGCCGCCGCCTTCACGTGGGCATGGACCGAGGCGTGAAGCCCGGCCACTTCATCCGCCTTCAGGAGATACACCCCAAGATGAGTGGTGATGTTCCTACCGGGCGCCAGGTATTCATCCGCGTGTCCCACCTCGGGGATGCCTACATGACCGACTCCGGGAAGCAGATCCAGGAGATCTGGTTCCAGATCGCCGCCACGGAGAACTGTTCCGCCCAGCATTGACGCGATACAATAGATCCCGGGGGGTCTATGCAGCTCAAGGTGGGGCGAGTGTACTATGGCAAGAACACGGACATCCTGATCGCGGTGATCGCTCAGCCCGCAGGCATGACCTTCGAGGCCATCATCTTCCGCCCCTACCTGGCGCCAGAGGCCAGATCGTTCTATCCTGACGGCACCCCGATTTTCAGCGGATCCTTTGATGCTCAAGTGACCGAGCGGGTTTGCCCTAAGGGCGCGGAGATAGCCAGAAGACTCCTGGCTCTCGAAGAGAAGCGAGGCCGGGACATCGGGATCTTCTCAAGGAGTAGACGTGAAGAAGAAAAGAAAATCCAAGCCGCCAGCGAAGCCATCCGAGAAGCCAGCTCATGATCCGGGTGGACGGCCCACCCTATACCGCGAAGAGTATTGTGAGATGCTCATCCAACACATGAAGCAGGGTGACTCCTTCGCTACCTTCGGAGCGATCCTGAACCCTCCGGTCTCAGTCCAAACCGTGTATGACTGGGCCGAGCGCCACCCCCGCTTTCTTGAAGCCAAAACGATTGGAGAGCCCCTGGCCGAGAAGTTCTGGACGGGCGTTCTCAAGTCCGGAGCCACCGGCCAGCTTCGCCGCGTGAAGTCCGAGAAGGTTCAGCTCGATCAGGACGGCAAGCCGGTGATCGGTGCCGATGGGAAGCCCGTCTATGATCGCGAGTATGAGGCGGCCACGTTCAATGCCACGGCCACGATCTTCGCGCTCAAGAACAAGTTCCCCACACGGTGGCGTGATCGGAAGGAGGTCGAGGTGGCGGGCAAGGATGGCGGCCCCGGGCGTGTCTCCACCATGACCCCAGCCCAGGCGAAGGTGGCCGTCAAGAAGCTCGCGGCGATCCTCGCGGAGGTGGAAGAGGATGAGCCGGAAGAGTAGGTTCTCCGAGGCCGATGAGGTCCTGGAGGCGGCCCTCGCTCACGCCCGCTCAAAGGTTCTCCCCTTCACCCTCTGGACCAAGGCTGACTTCCAGGTCAACTGGCACCACCGCGTGCTGGGCCGGGCCCTTGATGGGTTCGTGAGCCGGAAGATCCGGAACCTCATGGTGTTCATGCCTCCCCGCCTGGGCAAGTCCGAGCTGATCTCCAGGCGCCTTCCGGCCTTCATCTTGGGCACGAATCCGAGAGCCCGCATCATCGCCACTTCCTACTCCGCCGAGCTGGCAAGCTCTCTGAACCGGGATGTCCAGTTCATCATCGACTCGGAAGAGTATCGCCAGCTCTTCCCCCAGACCCAGCTCTATGGCGAGAGCGTGAGAACCACCGCCGCCGGTACCTACTTGAGGAACACGGACATCTTCGAGACCGTACCCTTCCGAGGAACCTACCGGAGCGCGGGCGTGGGCGGCGGTATCGTGGGCCTCGGCGCGGACTATTGCTTCCCGGCATGGACCCTGGTATCCACCCCGTCCGGCCAGAAGTATATATCCGAGATCAAGGCCGGGGATGAGGTATGGAGCTATGACCACTCAAGTGGACAAACCAAGGCCAGGAGAGTCACGGCTCTATCCCAGAGAAGAATGTCCCCGCTGGTTATGGTCGAAGGGTCTCGTGGGTCTCGTTTGTTCTGTACCCCCTGCCATCCTATTTTCACGAAAGAGTTCGGCTACAGAGCGGCTAAAGATCTCCGGGGCTGTACGCTTAGAGTCCAAGGAAGACTATTTTCGGGCGAAGAAAATCCTCGCCAGGATCTCCTGCGCTCACTGCCAGAAGGTATGGGATCGTCCGCTCTCCGAATACGAGAAGGGCGTTCGGCACGGAAGAGAGCTGAGCTTCTGTTCTCTGGCGTGTTCAAAGGCCTCCGCCTCCACGCGGTTCCGAAGAAAATGCGCGACTTGTGGAAAGCCTCTTCTCCGAAGAACGCTGACCTTCTGCTCAAAGGCGTGCAAGCCCCCCAGGGTCAGGCTCAAAAAAATAATTTGCCCGGGGTGTGGCGTTACATTCAAGCCCGGCTCAAGGTATACGCAGTCCTGCTCCAGAAAATGTGGTGGCCGTATCCACTCTCAAAGGATGATGGGGGAGGGGAACTCGAACTACGTTCACGGGAAGGAATACAAAATAACCTTCGAGCGGCTTCGGCGAAAGGTATTCAAACGGGACGGCCACCAGTGTGTGGTTTGCGACTCCACGAAGAGGGTTCTGGTTCACCACATAAATCATCAGAAGCAGGACGACAGGATGGAAAACCTCATCACCCTCTGCCAGTCTTGCCACATCACCCACCACAAGTCGAAGATGAGCCCGTTTCCTTGGTTCGCGAAGTATGCGGAGGGGATGTCTGGGTCTATGACTTCCAAGTCGAAGAACTGCACAACTTCTTCGCCAACGGAGTCTTAGTTCACAACTGCATCATCGACGATCCGATCAAGAACCAGGCCGAGGCTGAGTCCGAGACCTACCGGCGAACGCTTCACGAGTGGTACCGCACCACCCTATACTCCCGCCGCGAGAAGGGGGCCGGGATCTGTCTCGTGATGCAGCGCTGGCACGATGATGACCTGGCCGGGAGGCTCCTCAAGGAGGCCCAGTCAGATCCTGATGCGGAGCAGTGGACCGTGATCAAGTTCCCGATGATCTCCGGAGAAGAGCGACTTCCTAAGGATCCCCGCCCCGCCCCCGGCCTTGCCCTCTGGCCGGAGAAGTACGATGAGGCGGAGTGTCACAAGATCCGGAAGACCCAAGGGTCAAGGAACTGGCTCGCCCTGTATCAGCAGGAGCCCTCTGAAGAGAAGGGGAACGAGGTCAAGAAGGGCTGGCTCAAGACCTGGCTTCCCAAGGACATCCCTCAGTTCCCGGATCTCACCATCATCTCCGTAGACGCCTCATTCAAGGGAGGGGAGGGCTCCTCCTACGTGGCCATACAGGTCTGGCTCCGGAAGGGCCCGGACTTCTTCCTGCTCGATCAGGACCGCCGTCAGATGGGGTTCCTCGACACCGTGCGGGCGATCCAGGACATGAGATCCAAGTGGCCCAAGGTCACCGCCGTGGTGGTGGAAGACAAGGCCAACGGCCCCGCCATCATCGAGACGCTCAAGGAGAAGGTCCCCGGGGTGATCGGGTGCCAGCCCTACGGCTCGAAGCTCGCCCGCCTCCGCGCAGTCACACCCTTCATGGAAGCCGGGAACGTGTACATCCCGAGCCCCGAGACTCACGCCTGGGTTCCGGCCTATGAGAGCGAGATGATGAAGTTCCCGAACTCCGCTGATAATGACCAGGTGGACACCACCTCTCAGGCCCTTCACTACTTCCAGGAGAACTCCTCCACCCTGGAGATGCTCATCACGATGTGAGATCCTATTTAGCGTCCCAGCTTGCAGAGCGTGTTCCGTGTTTTACCCCCGAAGGGTTCACGAAGGACGAACCCTCCGGGGGGTTTTCCTATCCGCCCGCCCCCTGGTACAATCGGGCTACCACTTAGGAGAGAACTTCATGAAGACGAACGGACTCGCGTCGATCCTGCACGATGGCTGGGCGAACATACTCACGGGCCTCGGCGTCCTGGGCAAGGACAAGCGGATGGCTTCGGAGGCCGTCTGGCGTCCCTTGGGTGAGGCCGATGCCGAAGCTCTCTATGCAGGATCCGACATCGCGGGCAAGATCGTGGACATCCTCCCGGAAGACGCCCTGCGTGAAGGCTATGACCTCAAGGGCCTGGATCCTAAACAGGTCAAGAAGATCGATGGCGAGAGAGTTCGCCTGAATGTAGACGCGAAGTTCGAGGAGGCCTGGAAGTGGGCCCGCACCTACGGGGGCGCCGGTCTCCTCATGGTGGCGGACGATACCGATGACCTCACCACCCCTCTGAACCCAGCCCGCGTGACCACCGTGAAGGCCCTCATCCCCCTCACCCGGTACGAGATCGTCTACACGGGAAGCGTCGAGGATGACATCACGAACCCGAACTTCGGCAAGCCCCGGACCTACCAGTTCAATCCTAAGGGCGGCGCCGGTCAGAAGACCGGGATGCAGATCCACCACTCCCGCGTGATCCGCTTCGATGGCGTTCCCCTCCCCCCTCGCCTCTTCGTGCAGAACAACTACTGGGGCGACTCCGTTCTGACGCGATGCTACAACGCCATTAGGAACTATGACTCCTCCTTCGACGCCGCCGCCCTGGCCCTCCAGGACTTCCGCGTGGGCGTGTTCAAGCTCAAGAACCTGACCCAGCTTGTGGCCAACGGAGAAGACGCGAAGGTGATCAAGCGCCTTCAGATCATTCAGCAGGCGAAGAGCGTGGCCCGCGCCATCGTGATCGATGAGAATGAGAGCTGGGAAGAGAAGTCCACCACCTTCGCCGGGATCCCCGACATCCTCGGCAAGATGAAGGAACGCCTCCAGGCCGCCGCCGAGCGGATGCCTCACACGAAGCTCTTCGGTGACTCGCCCACCGGCATGGGTGCCACCGGGCGTCATGAAGAAGTGAACTGGTATGACCACGTGTCTTCCCGCCAGGAGCAGTACCTGAAGCCTCGCCTCCTCCAGCTCTACCGGATCGTGGCCGCTCAGAAGTCCGTGGGCCTTCCTCTCCTCCCGGAAGAGTTCGATCTTGCCTTCCGCCCCTTGTGGCAGATGGACGAGAAGGAGATCGCCGAGATCCGGGCGAAGCAGTCCGAGACGGATCAGCGCTATGTGGACATGACCGTTCTGGATCCGCAGGAGATCCGCGAAGCCCGCTTCGCTGGTGAGACCTACTCCATGGAGACCAAGGTGGAAGAGGGATCCGCTCCTCCCCCGCCCCCGGAGGTTCAGTGACCTACCGCCCAAGCGATGAAGAAGCCTTGGAGATCGGCATCCTGTTCGCGATCGTGATGCTCGCGTGGTGGCTATCCCGTGGCTGACCCTCGCTTCAGAGAAGCCATCCGCAGGAAGCTCCGGAAGAGCAGGCGACTCCCTCGCCCGCCCCGGATCCTCCCCCCTGATGGGGTCGAACGCCAGTACCGAGCTGAGCTTCGGAAGATGGTGGCCGAGATGCATCGCCTCGTGAACGAACGCCTGAAGCCCCGCCTTGAGTCCATCATCCGCCAGCGGGACTTCACTCTTCCCACCGCGATCCGCCAGGACGCCTGGCCAGAGGATCTCGATGAAGCCTTCCGGAACACGAAGGATGAGTTCTATCGCCGGTACACGGATGAGGAAGCCCGCGCCCTTGCCCGGAAGTACGGCATCAGCGTGGCTCAATTTAATCAGATGCAGATCGAGCGGAACTTCCGCCGCGTGGTAGGTGTGGACGTGTTCGCCTCCGAGCCCTGGCTCGCCCCCCAGATCCAGATGTTCGCTTCTCAGAACGTGTCCCTCATCCGCTCGATCCCAGAGAAGTACTTCGCTGACCTGGAGACAGGTATCTTCCAGAAGATGAGCACCGGCTCACGCTTCGAGGAACTCGGCGCCTGGATCGAAGAGCGCACCGGGATCGCGGATCGGAAGGCCAGCCTCATCGCACGGGACCAGGTATCGAAGCTCAATGGCCAGCTCACCGGACTCCGGCAAACGAACGCGGGGGTGACTAAGTATATTTGGCGAACCTCCCAGGATGAGCGCGTGAGGGACTCGCACCGGGAGAAGGAGGGGAAGATCTTCTCGTGGGATGATCCTCCCGCAGACACCGGCCACCCTGGCGAGGATGTAAATTGCGTTCTTCCGGACACATTGATCTCACTCCCCTCGGAAGTGACCGCAGGGTGGAAGCGTTTCTATGCTGGCGAGATCGTGAAAATCACAAGCGTATCCGGTGAAAGTATTTCGGTAACTCCTAACCATCCAATACTGACCGGACGCGGATGGGTTCGCGCTAATGAGGTTCAGCCTTCGGACCAGCTCTTCCAATGCTTGAACCCTCAGATGCTTAATGTTTTTAACGCAGAGGTATACGATAACGCGCCCAGCGCGGACCACCTCTTCGATTTTCTTTCTGTCTCCGGGCCTTCCCAGCGGATTCGTGGTTCCGATGTTCAGTTCCACGGCGATGGAGTCCTTGACCAAGAAGTCGAAGTTGTACGGGCCCCAGGCGTACTGGCGGACCACCGAGAGGCCCTTGCTCTTAAGAAAATCTGCGACTTGATCCTCTCCTACGCCGACCTTCCCAAGGGTTCTCTGCTTCGAGAGAGCCATCTGGCGGAGGCTCTCCATGTCAACCGTTCTTCCCCTCGCGGCCCGGTGGGCATTTTCAACTTGTCTGATGCGCTGGGAGGAGGTCATTCGAGACCATTTGAGCTTCTCGGCCTCGGACTGGCTTCTGACCTTTACTCCTTCCTCAAGGAGTCGAGTTCGTATGACGTTCCTGGAGGTCTTGAACATCTTCGAGAGTTCATTCTCGGAGTGGCCGCCCTGATAGAGGGACACGATCTTCCTGATCGGCAAGTTTTTGCGGTTAAGGGGTCTCCCGCTCTTTATTCTGCTGTCGGCGTTGGTTCTATTTCGCGTTTTCATTATTCCGGCTCCGTGTTGAACTTCTCTACCACCACAAGCATCTACAACGCAAACGGCATTTGCGTTCACAATTGCAGATGTTTTTCCGAGCCCTATTTCGAGTCCGTGGTGGAAGGTGAAGCAGAGTTCAAGACGGGCGTCACGGAAAATGAAGATTGATGCGCATATAAAATGCCCGGGATACAATTAGCTTCATGAAGAAGGTTTGCCGTTTCGATGTGGGCCGGATGGACGCGGCGGAGGTCACCCCTTGGGGGTTCCTTCGCGCCCCCGCCTATGCCACCCGCGTGGGTGTGTTCAAGTATCGGAACGCTGACGGATCCGTCCGCCGGGAGCTTCGCCTCCCTGAGGAAGTATTCAAGGAAGAGAGCCTCCGGTCTTTGGCTGGAGTTCCGGTCACGGATGACCACCCAGACATCCCGCTGATCACTTCCGAGAACGCTCGAAAGTACATGAGGGGCTACACTGGCGAGTCCATCACTCCCGAGGGTGAGTTCGTCAAGGCTCACGCCACCATCACGGACGCCGATCTCATCGAGAAGGTGAAGGCCGGGAAGGTAGAGGTCTCGTGCGGGTACGAGTGTGAGCACGAAGAAAATCCTGGCGTCTGGAACGGTCAGCCTTATGATGTGATCCAGCGGAATATTCAATACAACCACCTGGCCGTGGTGGATCGAGGAAGAGCTGGGCCCGCCGCCCGCCTCCGCTTCGATGCTGCTGATATGGTCGAAGATCCTGAGGAGGAAGTGAGCATGGAGATGGTGAAGATTAAAATCGGTGAGAAGGAGTTCGAAGTTCCCGCCGATGTAGCCGCCCACATTCAGAGCATGGTGTCCGAGAAGGAAGCCATGATGGGCGAGATGGACGGCATGAAGGCCGCTCAAGACGGCTGGATGAAGGAGAAGGCTGACCTCGCCGCGAAGGCCGCCGCCGAAGCTGCTGAGAAGGACAGGGCCATCGCGAAGGCTGACTCTCTCGCCGCTGACCTTGAGAAGGCGAAAGTTAACCATGACGCTGGCTCGATCGAAGAGCGCGTGAAGCAGCGCGTGAAGATCCTCACCGTAGGCGCCGAGCTTCTTCCCGCCGAGAAGGCCCAGAAGATGGACTCGCTCTCTGACCTTGAGATCAAGAAGGAGATCATCCTCGCCGATGCTCCGAACGCCGCCCTCGAAGGCAAGTCCGAGGTGTACATCGCCGCCCGCTTCGACTCGATCGTCGAGTCCCATGAAGCCAAAGGCCGGAAGTTCACTCAGATCGGCAAGATCCTCACCCAGAACCGTCAGGACTCTGCTGAAGGTTCGGATGCGGAGAAGGCTCGAAAGGCCGCTCTGGAACGTGACAAGAACGCCTGGAAGCAACCCCTCGCGGCCTCTGCTAACTAACTAATTTAAAAGGAGAAGAAGAATGTCGCAACTCAGCTATAATCAGTATCAGGACGCCGCCCTCGCGGGCATGAAGGCCGACATCGGCAACGATGATGTGATGAGCCTCAAGGCCGAAGAAGCCCTGCTCGACGGTCACCTCTGTGTGATCGGAACCAGCGAACTACAAGGCAAGCTTCCCGCCGCCGCCGCTGACATCACGAACATCCAGAAGTTCGGTGGTGTAGTGGTTCGTTCCCTCGCTCGCGAGATGAACGCCGCTGGCGCCGCGAACTACGGCATCGGTGAGATGGCTCCGGCCATGAAGAAGGGCCGCATCTGGGTGGTGGTAGAGACCGCCATCGTAGTGGGCACCTCGACCGTGAACGTGCGCTATGCTGGCGTGGGCCAGAAGGGCGCCTTCCGCGCTGACGCAGTATCGAGCGAGACGGCCGTGCTTCCTAATGCTCGGTGGGTGAAGGGAACGGCTGGTGCCGGTCTTGCCCTCCTCGAACTGATCTAAACCAATTTTTCCAAGGAGGAGTGAATATTATGAACAAGCGTTTTGTGAACCTCGATGCCGATGAGTCCATCTTCTTCGAGCGCGAACTTGAGAGTGTAAAGTCGAAGAGCTATGACGTTCAATACCCTGAACTCATGGCGCGGAAACTCATCCCCGTATCCAGCGAAGCTGGCAACGGCGCCGAGACCATCAAGTACGAGCAGTACGACATGGTAGGCATGGCGAAGATCATCTCGAACTACGCCCATGACCTTCCCCGCGCTGACGTGAAAGGCAAGGAGTTCATCTCCCCCGTTCGCTCGATCGGTGACGCATACGGTTACAACGTGCAGGAAGTTCGCGCCGCGAAGATGGCTGGCAAGCCCCTTGAGCAGCGCCGGGCCAACGCCGCGAAGAAGGCCGCCATGGAGCTGGAGAACAAGATCGCCTTCTTCGGCGATGCTGAGACCGGCCTCAAGGGTTTGTTCACCGCTCCGAACATCACGGAAGTGACCATCCCCAATGACGGCACCGGCTCTTCGAAGCTCTGGAGCGCGAAGACCCCGGCTCAGATCCTCCGCGACATGAACCTCGTGGCGAACTCTGTGTCCGAGCTGACCAAGATGATGGAGATCCCCGACACCATGCTCCTCCCCGTGGCCCGGTTCAACTACGTGAACTCGACCGCTCGGAGCGATCAGTCGGACAAGACCATCCTCAAGTACTTCCTTGAGAACCAGGCCTACATCAAGAACGTGCAGCCCGTGAACGAGATGGCGGCGGCCTTCGGTGGCTTGGAAGGTATCTTCGTGTACAAGCGCGATCCGGACAAGCTGACCCTTGAGATCCCCCAGGACTTCGAGCAGTTCCCGGCCCAGGAGCGCGGTCTTGAGTTCGTGGTTCCTTGCCATATGCGTACCGGCGGCGTGATCGTGTACTACCCGCTCTCGATCGCTTTCGGCAAAGGCATCTAATCGGCTTCGCTGCTGATGGTGGAAGGGGGAGGTGGGCCTTGTGCCTGTCTCCCCCTTTCAGTATCCTCTCCCCAAAGGAGATCTATTCATGAAGTTAAAATTTAACCATGCAGGCGTTTGGGTGATCGGTGAGTTCCGTGTTCTTCCGGGGGTGAACGAACTCCCTGGGTTCGAGAAGCACCTGACGCACCCTGACGTGATCGAGAAGCAGAAGACCAAGAACAAGGACGGCCACTTCATCCTGGAGATCATGGAGAAGCCCCAGGCCGCGAAGCCAGGGCTTGCCGGACTCAAGGAGAAGGAAGCCATCGCCCTCGTGGGTGAGACCTTGAACGAGAAGGATCTCCAGCAGTGGCACGCCGAAGAGAAGCGTCCCAAGGTGATCAAGGCCATCGATGAGCAGCTCAAGAAGTTTGCCGTGGGCCACCGTGAAGAGAAGAAGGAAGACAAGAAGGAGTAGTCATGCCGAAGGCTGAGCCGCAGGATGTCAAGGACTTGAGCGCTGAACTGGACGCATTGAATGACGCGAAAATCGGGATCTATCTCGACATCGCGGCCTCGATGATCAAGGAGAGCGCCTGGGAGGGCGCGTTCAAGAACGCCCACCGCCTCCTCGCGGCCCACCTACTCACCCTCTCGGAGAGACAGGGGGCCTCTGGTCCCGTCACCTCCGTGAGTGTGGGCCAGGTATCCGTCTCCTACGGGGCCACCCCGGGAGAGCAGGATGAGCTGAACTCCACTTCCTACGGCCAGATGTACCTTGCCCTTCGCCGCGCCACTATCGTCGCCCCTATCGTGATTTAGGAGGAGCCCGTGGCCAAAGGCTTCTCCATCAAGGACAAGGATCTCGGATATAAAAAATTCATGAAGGCCACGCGCCATCTCGCGGCCGAGAAGCCCTTCGTGAAGGCCGGGATCCTGGAGTCCGCCGGGAAGCACCAGGACTCTGACCTCACCGTGGCGGCCGTGGCTACCTTCCACGAGTTCGGCACCGAGCGGATCCCCGAGCGTTCGGTGTTCCGAGTCATGCAAGCCACTAAGGCCCGAGAGATCCGTGACTTCATCGCTGACCTCAAGGACTCTCCCATCTTGAACCCCCCTAAGGCCCTGACCCTGATCGGCCTGAAGCTGGTCAGTCTCCTGAAGCAGGGCTACCAGAACGTGGAGTCCCCGCCCCTCTCCCCCCGCACGATCGCGGAGAAGGGATCCTCGAAGCCTTTGATCGATACCGGCCAGCTCCGGAACTCAGTTCAATACGAAGTGAAGAAGGGAGGATCTGAATGATCCAGGCTCTGCTGACGGAAGACATCTGTGTGATCCGCCCCAAGGTGGGCGGGAACTACGTGAAGGGCCGCTTCATCCCGGGCGTCAATGATGAGCAGCTCGACATGAAGGCCTCGGTCCAGCCCCAGACGGGTGAGAAGCTGGAGAACCCCGAAGAGGGTGAGCGTACACGGGAGACGGTGGTGATCTTCGTTCTCAAGGAACTCTTCACCGCCGCGAAGTCTCCACTTAAAAGGCCGGACGTGGTGGTGTACAATTCTAATAAATACGAGGTGACTCAAGTCGATCGGTGGAAGGGACCACTCCCGCATTTTCGCGTGGTGGCCGAGAAGCTGCTCGATGACGGTGAGGTCCAGTGACAACTGACGAGATCGAAGACGCGCTATTCGAGATCCTCCAGCCGCTTCTACCGGAAGGTGTGAAGCTGATCTGGTCGGATCCGTCCGCGCCTCGGCCTCCGAAGCCCTATGTCATGATGGACTTCCTTGTCTATGGGCGCCGCGTGGGGAAGGATGAGCTTCGCCAGTCGAGCAGTGGCTGGGATCGAAAGGGTCTTCGGGAGTTCGTTCTCTCGGTGAACGCCTACGGTCAAGATGCTCACGAGATCCTGGATGAGCTGCTGACGGGGATGAGTCTGGAGAGCACGGTGGCCGCGCTCTCGGAAGCAAACTTCTCTTCGGTGAACGAGAGCGAGATCCGAGACCTGACCCTGTTAATCGAGCAGCGATACGAGACCCGGGCCCAGATAGATTTGACATTTTATAGGACCGTGACGAAGCCTGAAGAACTAGACTGGTTCGACAAGGTGGAAGTGAACGATCAACTGGTTTGATCCAAGGAGGAAGTGAATGAGCATCGAGAGAATTGTACAGGTAGTCATCAGCCGCCAGACTCGCGGCGTCACCCAGGCTGGCTTCGGCATTCCGCTGATCCTCGGCCCAAACGCTGGCTTCTCTGGCGTTCGCACGTACCGCACCCTAGCGGCGGTGAGCGCGGACTTCGCCACCTCCACCGATGAGTACAAGGCGGCTCAGAAGATTTTCAGTCAGACCCCGAAGCCCGAGCGGATCAAGGTGAAGAAGACCTCGACCCCCGTGGCCCAGGTGATGAACGTGGTAGTGGCCACCGTGACGGACAATGGTGTGTACACCGTGACCATCAATGGCGTGCCCTTCAGCTTCACGGCTGACGCGGATGCTACCGCCGCCGAGATCCAGGCCGGTTTGATCTCCGCCATCAATGCCGGTGCGGAGCCCGTGACGGCCGCCGCCGGAGCTGGCACCAGCGTGAACCTGACCAGCGATGCAGCAGGCCAGGCCTTCACCGCTACCGTGGGAGACAACAAGCTCACCATCTCCACCGCCACCGCGAACGTGGGGATCCAGTCTGACATCCTTGCAGCGATGCAGCAGGATAAGGACTGGTATGCTCTCCACCTCTCCGTGGTGGATGACGTGAGCATCAAGGAAGCCGCCGCCGCGATCGAAGGACTTCGCCGGATCTTCGGCTTCCGCACGAACGCTTCCGGTGTGAAGAGCGCCGCGACGAACGACATCGTGAGCTTCCTCAAGAACAAGGGCTACAATCGCACCTTCGGCTTCTTCAGCGGAACCCCTGCTGACTATGCCGATGCAGCTCTCATGGGTCGCGTGCTTCCTTTGGAACCGGGTTCTGAGACCTGGGCGTTCAAGGAACTCTCGGGCGTGACCGTAGACGGCCTCACTGACTCGGAAGTGGAGTTCTTGGAAGACAAGAACGCAAACTTCTACATCGAAGTGGCTGGCCTGAAAGTGACTCAAGGCGGGAAGATGGTGGGCGGTGAGTACATCGACACCATGCGGGGCATCGACAAGCTCCAGGCCCGCATCGAAGAGCGCGTGTTCCAGCTTCTCGCGAAGGTGGACAAGGTTCCCTTCACGGATGCCGGTATCGCCCAGGTACAGGCCGAAGTGATCGGCGCCCTCAAAGGAGCCCAGACCGATGGCCTGGTTCTCTCCTTCACCACCAGCGTGCCCAAGGCCTCTGAAGTGGAGTTCGCTGACAAGGCGGCTCGCGTGCTTCCGGATGTTCGCTTCGAAGCGATCCTCCAGGGCGCGGTTCACTTCGTGAAGGTCGAAGGCGTGGTCACCCTTTAAATAATTGGAGGCATAAATGAAGAGCTATGATTTTAAACAGGTATCCTTGATTTACGGTGGCCGTCAGATCACCGGCTTCGCCGAAGGGACTGCGATCGATGTCGAGCGCGACACCGATGCGTTCTCCCTCACGGTGGGCGCCGATGGTGAGGCCATGCGGTCTAAGTCGAATAATAAGTCCGGGACGGTGACGTTCCGCCTTCTCCAGGCCTCGGAGTCGAACCGGATCCTCTCGGAGCTGGCTCTCGCGGATGAGAACGGCACGGGCGGCCCCCTCCCCCTCCTGATCAAGGATGGCTCGGGTTCGGACCTCCACGCCGATGACCAGGCGTACATCCAGAAGCTGGCTCAGGCCAGCTACGGGAACGAAGCAAACGAGAGGGAGTGGATCATCCGCTGCCCAAGCTTGCAGATGTTCCTCGGTGGAAACTAAGGGATAGGCCATGAAGTACACCGCCACCATCAGCATCGGCGGTCATACCTATATGACCACCCAGTACAGCCCCACGAAGGCTCTCAAGATCTTGACCCTCCTGGGCAAGGTTCTTGGGGGCCCTCTCGGGGCTCTCGCATCCACCGGAGGCAAGGGCCTTCTGGACATGAAGCTCGACCAGGGAGGATCCAAGGTCATCGCCGAGGCGGTGGTGGGGATCTTCCAGAACCTGGATGAGTCGAAGGTCGATCAGTACGTGAAGGACATCCTTGGGGACACTACCGTGAACGGATCCGTCCGCGTGGTGGATGTTTTTAATGATCACTTCACGGCCCGCCTCGAAGACCTCTTCATGGTTCTCAAGTGGGTTCTGGAGGTGAACTTCGGAAATTTTTTCAAAGGCCTCATCGCCAAAGGACTCGCGGCGAAAGATCAAGAATCAAGATCCCAGACCACATCCAGTGGGTGATCTGGCGGCCGATCCTGGCGGGCATCGCCACACTTGAGGAGATCGAGACACTCTGGAACCTGACCGATCTCCTTGATGCAAATGAGGCTCTCGACATCAGGGACGATCTTGAGCGAGAGGCCCACGAGAAGATGAAGCCCAAGGGGAGGGGATAGTGGCTCAGGAAACGATCAGAGAACTAGTCGTCAAGTACGGGATCGATGTCGATACCGGCCCCATGGAGCAGTTCGACCAGGCCATCTCCGCCCTCAAGGGTGGCCTCATCGGACTCGGATCCGTGGTGGCTTCGGCTACCGCCGGGATCTTGGGGACTGCTATCTCCGCCGCCCATGCCGGGGACGAACTGATCAAAATGAGTCAGCGGACTGGGGTGGGGGTGGAAGCCCTCCAGGCCCTCCGCTTCCAGGCTCAGCTCGCGGACGTGGACTCTCAGCAGCTCGGGCAAGGGCTCCAGATCCTATCCCGGAACTTGAACGGCGCCGCGAAAGGATCCGCCGATCTCATGAAGGCCTTCTCGAAGGTGGGGATCTCGGCCGGGGATATAAAGTCCGGGGCCGTCTCCGCTGAAGTAGCCTTGCAGAAGATCGGCCAGCGCTTCGCGAAAATGCCGGACGGGGTGCAGAAGACCGCCCTCGCCATGGAATACTTCGGACGCTCTGGCGCCCAGATGATCCCCTTCTTGAATAGCCTCGCCGCCGGTCTCACCGAGACCCAGAAGGCCGTGCTCCAGATGAACATGGTGACCGAGGAGCAGGCCCGCCTCGGGGAAGAGTTCAATGATTCCGTGACCGTGATGCAGTCCGCCCTCGGGGGGATCGCGAAGACCGTGGGGATGGGGCTCCTTCCCACGCTCAAGGATCTGGTCGAGGAGTTCACCGCCTTCATCGTGGCGAACCGTGACCTCATCAAGGCGAACCTCACGGACTTCATCAAGGGCCTGGTCTCCGCGCTGAAGCTGGCCGGACGCTTCCTCTTCGTAGTGGGCAACTCCATGGCCGCCTTCGCCCGCACCGTGGGCGGAGTAGGGAACGCGGTGAAGCTGGTCCTGGGTGCGGTGACCGCGCTCTCGGCCGCCTCGATCCTCTTCGGGATCGGCAAGATGATCACCGCAGGCTATGCCCTGGCCGGTGCCTTCACGGCCGCAAACGCCGCCGCGCTGCTCATCCCTACCCTGATCGGGGCCGCCGTGCTCCTCGTGATCCTTGTCATTGATGACCTGATCGCCTTCTTCCAGGGCCGGGACTCCGTGACGGCGGTCATCATCGAGAAGTTCCAGGGCGTGCTCAACTGGTTCCAGACCACCTTCCCGAACCTCGCGAAGTACCTCATCGGGTTCTTCGAGTTCTGGAAGGCATACCTAAATCTAATCATCTCGCTCTGGCAGCGGGTCTTCAGCGTGATCGGCGCGGTGGCTTCGTTCATCGGCCAGGTGCTCCAGCCGGTCCTGGAGGTGATCTCCACGATCGTCTCGAAGATCGCCTCGGGCATCTCCATGGCGGTGGGGTTTGCCACTGACCTGGCTTCGAAGCTCGGCGGCGGGATCCTGGGCAAGATCGGCGGAGGCCTCTCCTTCGCTGCTGGTGGCATGAACGCCCTCGCGGACTACGTGTCCCCGAGCGTCCCCTCCCCCGCAGGCGGTGGGGGCGGCGTGAACGTCCAGGCACCCATCCAGATCACGGTTCCTCCCGGCACGGATCCCACCCAGGTGGGCCCCTATGTTCAGCGCGGGATCGGAGATGGTCTGGACGCTACCCTCCGGGGTGCGAGAAGGGCCTCTGTCTCGGGGGTATCGTACTGATGTCGCTCATCACCCTGCTTCTGAACCAGGCCGCTCAAACCACCTTGCAGCGATCGGTGGAGGGCAAGACCGTGGGGATCACCCTAGACGCTCTGCTCCGAGAGTCCCTCTCAGCCGAGGCGGACCCTACCACCCACCCGGTGGAAGACGGGGCGGACATCACGGATCACGTCATCATCCGGCCCAAGCGCTTGGACATCTCTGGCGAAGTGACCGAGACCCCCTTCACTCTCGCGGGCCGAGCAGCGGGCGCCATCGCTACCGTGACCAGCTCCATCGGGCAAGCCATCCAGCGCCGCGTGGGGGCCACTGGCGCCTTCGGTGCGCTCGGGACCAGGACCGCCACCCAGAGACTGAACAAGGCCCTAGGGGGGCTTCTCGGGGGCGCCTCTGACAACCGTCAGAACGTGGTGTACCGGGAACTGGAGCAGGCTCGCCTTGCCCGCCAGCCGATCACGATCGTGACGGGTCTGACGCGGTATGAGAACTACATCATCCGATCCTTCTCGATCGAGCGCCAGGCGGACTCCGGCCGGAAGGTGACCGTGAACGTCTCCCTCCAGGAGCTGCTCAAGGCCACCTCGCAAACGATCAAGATCCCCATCCCCAAGGTTCGCTCCGGTGTGACCAAGGCTTCCCTGGGAAGACAGAAGGCTTCGGACCTCGCGGCCCAAGGGGCTGAGAAGGCTTCGAACGGATCGATCGCCTACAATGTGATTTTCGGGAGGTAGACCAGTGGCTCTTCTGAACATCCCCCTCTCCAATGACCCAGATGCTGAGTTCACCATCGAACTCGACCAGGAAGTCTTCCGCTTCCGCGTGACCAGGAATGAGCGCTCGGCGCGGTACAAGATGGACATCTTCACCGAGGCGGGAGAGCTGATCCTCGCGGGCGTGGTACTGGTGGCGAACTTCCCCATCCTCAAGAAGTTTAAGGATGAGCGCCTCCCTGCTGGAGATCTCTTCCTCTGGGACTCGACCGGAAGGAACCGTGAGCCCACCGAAGACACCCTCGGCATCGAGCACCTGCTCCTGTACCAGGAGGCCACTGCGTGAGGAAGGTCCGCGTCATCGCCAGCGAAGAAGAGCTGCAAGGGATCGGGCTATCTCCCGAACTCATCCAGCTCATGCTCTCTGGTCACGTCTTCGGCGTGCGGAACTACCGCGTGGAGAACGGCCTGGAGGTCATCCTCCTGGACCATAATGGCCAGAACCACTTCGCGCCCCAGATCTTCGCCACCATGGTGGAAGAGGTGCTCAAGTGAGTGAGCTGTATGGCCGGGTAGTTGAGGTTCTCGTGGGCCCCAAGGGGGGAACCGGCAAGCTCATCACGGACTTGAGGATCCAGTTCAAGGTCGAGAAGACCCTGGACCCCCAGCCGAACCAGGCCCAGATCCAGATCACGAACCTTTCAGACGCCACCCGCGCCCTATGCGAGACGGAGGGCGCCTTCATCGTGCTCCGCGCTGGCTATACCGGGGCCGTCAAGACCCTCTACCAGGGCGACATCGCCCGCGTGGACACGAGGATCCAGGGCCCCGACATCGTGACCTCGATCGAGGCGGGGGATGGGGAACAAGAATACCGGAACGCGAAGGCCGATGTCTCCTTCGGTCCCGGAGCGAAGTTCACCCAGGTATTTGGAGCCCTCTCGGATCGGCTCGGCCTCGCGAAGGGTAGCGTCAAGATCCCGAACCCAGGAGACCAGTTCCTTCAGGGGTACACTGGAGCGGGTACGGTACGAGAGCAGCTCGACTACCTGGCCGAGAAGCAGGGCCTTGAGTGGTCCATCCAGGACGGTCAGCTCCAGATGCTCGCCCCCGAAGCCTCGACTGATGAAGATGTGGTGGTCTTGAGCGCGGCCACCGGCCTCGTGGGTTCGCCTTTTAAAACGAAGGTGACGCGGCCCGATCTTGCCCGGAAGGGGAAGGGGAAGGATGAGTCTGGGATCCAGGCCATCGCTCTCCTCAATGCTGAGCTTCGCCCAGGCCGAAGGATCCAGGTGGAGAGCCGCCTCGTGAACGGCATTTATAAAATTCAGAAGGTGTCCCATAGTGGAGACACCCATGGGAACTCATTCTATTCAGAGCTGGAGGCCCGCTGATGCCAGACCTGAGTGAAGTCATCAAGGAAGCGATCGAGGCCCGGCTCCTCTCCATGAACACCGCCATCCCCGCGAAGGTGACCAAGGTGGACGTGGTGGCGGGGAAGGTCGATGTCCAGCCCGTGCTCAAGAAGAAGTATGCTGACGGCACCGTGGTGGACATTCCCATCATCACGAACGTGCCACTGGCCACCTACCGGGCCGGGGATGCGTTCGTCTCTCTTCCCGTGAAGCCTGGCCACTTCGTGCTCCTGATCTTCTCTCAGCGGAGCATGGACAAGTGGCTCGCTCAAGGTGGGACGGTCGATCCCCAAGATCCCCGCCGGTTCTCGCTCAATGATGCAGTGGCCTACCCTGGCGTGTATCCTTTCAGCTCACCTGCTACCGGGGCTGACTCGAATGACATCATCGTGAAGAACGGCTCGGGTGAGTTCCGCGTGAAGCCTGACGGCAAGTTCAAGATCACGAACGGAGAGGATGAGGTCATCGACCTATGCATCCAACTGATCCAAGCGATCCAGGACGCCCGCACGAACACGATCTTCGGGCCCCAGCCGCTCATCAATGTACTTGGGAAGTTCGATGAGATAAAATCCAAGCTACAAGGACTGAAGGGGTGAGCTGATGGGTGTTGATCCTACCAGACTCGGGAACGCTATCGCCACGGCGCTACAGGGGATCTCCGTCCCTCAAGACGCCTTCATCGATAGCGCTTTCCTGTCACAAGTTTGGATCAAGGTCTCCGATGAGATCGACAAGGAGTACACCGCGAACGCCGAGGTCGAGCCGGGATCCTTCGTGGTGAACGTGCCTTCCTTCGGCACGCATTCCGTGACGGGCCTGGGCGGGCCGGTGAAGTGAGGATGAGATGGATCTCGCATTAAAAGAAGAGACGAACGATCTCGACATCTCCGGCGGGGATCTCTACATTGTCGAAAATAATGACGCGGTAGCCCAGCACGTGAAGCAGCGGGTGAAGACCTTCCTCGCCGAGTGGTTCCTCGATGAGCAGCGCGGCTACCCTTATTTCGATTTAGTCTTCCAGAAGAACCCGGACTTCGTGGCCATCGATGCCACCATGAAGCAGTACATCCTGGACTCCCCCGGTGTGGTGGAGCTGGTGGCCTTTGAGCTGACCCTTGACTCGCCGAACCGGATCCTCTCTCTCTCCTTTCAGGCCCGCTCACTTGATGGCATCATCGAATTTTCTGACACGATAGGGGTGATTTAAATGGCGGGACTTAGTTCTTCCGGCTTCCAGAAGAAGACGCTCAATGAGATCAAGGCCGAGATCGAGACCTCCTTGAGGCTGGCCTTCGGCGAGTTCATCAATCTTCTCCCTGAGTCCACGTTCGGTCAGGTGGTGGGGATCTTCTCCGAACGCGAGAGCCTCATCTGGGATCTGGCCGAAGAAGTTTACAACTCCCAGTACCCCGACACCGCCGAGGGCGCGGCCCTAGACAACGTGGTGAGCCTCACCGGGACCGAGCGGATCGCCGCCCAGAAGAGCCGCATCCTTGCCCAGCTTCTCTTCGGAACCGTAGGATCCAACGTACCGGCCGGGACCATCGTGGCCGTGGATGGGAACCCTGACGCCCGCTTCCTGACGGATGCTGATGTGACGCTGGTGGCTGGAGCGAACGAAGTCCAGCGGATCACCTTCTCGGCCGTGCCCGGATCCGGATCCTGGAAGCTCTCCCTGGATGGGGAAGAGACCGGGACCCTGGCGTTCAATATCTCCGCCGCCGCGCTTCAGACCGCGCTCAATACCCTGACCAAGCTCTCTGGGGTTCTCGTGACCGGGGACTTCACCGCTGGCTTCACCATCACCTTCGCGGGCGATGACGGGAAGCAGGACCAGCCCCTCCTTGTGGTGGCCCTGAACACCCTGATGAACGGCCCCACGGCCGTGACTACTACCGTCACCCAGCTCACCGCTGGCGTCCCTCAAGGTCAGGTGACCATGACCGCCGAAGTGACCGGCCCCATCCCCGCCCCCCGTGGAACGCTCACCGAGATCGTGACTCCCGTGACGGGCCTCGATCGCACCCTGAACTTGGAAGACGCCGAGGTGGGAAGGGCCGTGGAGACGGACGCCGAGCTTCGCCTCCGAAGATCCCTAGAACTTCAGAAGGCCGGGGCCGCTACCGTCGAAGCCATCCGAGCCAAACTTCTCACCGTGGATGGGGTGCGTCAGGCCATCGTGTTCGAAAATGATGACACGATCGCGGACCTGGATGGGCGCCCACCGAAGAGCTTCGAGGCCTTCGTTCAAGGCGGGGATGACCAGGAGATCATTGACGCCCTCTGGGAGTCGAAGGCCGCCGGGATCCGGACCTTCGGCACCGAGACCGGATCCAAGGTGGACACCCAAGGGATCTCCCACACCCTCCGGTTCTCTCGCCCCGTGGAGAAGCGGCTCTTCATTAATGTGAAGGTGACCAAGGACTTCTCCGCCTCGGCCTCGCTTGCTTCCCTGGTTCGGAACGCCCTGGCCACCTTCGTGGCGGGACTTCAGATCGGCCAGGACGTGGTGGTCTACCCCACCCTGATCAGTCAGCTCAACTCGATCCAGGGCATCGTGGACGTGGAGATCGGCATCGGTCTCACCGCTGCTCCGCCCCTTGGGCAAGATGATAATATTCCGGTAGCCGTGAACGAGATCGCGGTGATCGATGACGCCACGGCGGACATCCTGGTGACGGTGGTCTGATGCAAGTCATCAAGATCCTCGATCACGTAGTCCGGGCGAAGAAGAGACTCCTTGAGCAGTACAAGGGCAAGCCCAATATTGAGGCCCTGATCGAGTCTCTCGTGAAGCCCCTTCAGGATCTGGAAGACTCCTTCTTCGACCTGATCGAGAAGCGCTATCTGAACACGGCCGAAGGCTTCCAGCTCGACCGCCTGGGCGAGATCGTGGGCATCGATAGGAACGGCCTCGATGATGAGAAGTACCGGCTCCGGATCCGCGCTCGGATCCTCGTGAACATCTCGAACGGAGAGCCCGAAGCGCTCATCCAGATCTATAAGCTCCTGACCCTGGCGAACCTCGTGGTGGCCCAGGAAGATGACTATGCGGGCGTGGCCCTCATGAGTGACGGCCTGATCGCGGACCAGGATGACGTGGACACGATCTATGCTCTCCTGGAAGCCGCCGCCGCCGCAGGCGTGCGAGTCGAGGCCATCGGCTACTTCGATGATTTAAATCCCTTCGCCTTTGATGGCCCGGTCCTTCCTTTGGGGGGAGGGTTCGGTGATGCCACGAACCCGGCAACAGGTGGGAAGTTCGGTGAGCTGTATGTGATCGGGCCAGAGTTCGCCTTCGCCGGGGGAGATCCTCGGCCGGGTGGGTTTGGAACGGTAGAGGATCCGCTTGTGGGCGGCCGTTTCGTAGGACTATAATTCGAGGAGTAAACTTATGCCGATTAAACCATCTTCCAAACCGGCCTGGACCGTAGGGAACCCGAGCTTCGGGACCGTGACGCAGGAGCCCACCTCTGGGGAGAAGCAGACCGGCTGGTCCGCGTCCATGCGTCCCCCCTTCCAGTGGATGAACTGGCTCTTCTGGAACATCCACCAGTGGATCAAGTACTTCGAAGACCTGACGGATGAGATCTCTTCCGGCCTCGCCGCGTTTGAGCAGGCCCAGGAGATCCCGGTGGGAACCGTGGACGGCACGAACGGAGTCTTCACCCTGACGGAGGCGCCCTATAATGCGGCGGCCCTGCTGCTCTTCGTGAACTCCCGCCTCGTTCCCCGGAACGACTACACCCTGGTGAACCAGACCATCACCTTCGGCGTGGGCAAGGAGCCCGAGATCGGATCCGACATCCACGCCCAGTACACGATCCAGCGGCCCTTCATCGGGATCGTGCCGAACTCCGCTCCTTTGGGCACCACCCCGAAGACCGAGATCATCACCGTCACCGCGCCCATGGTGGCCGCGAAGGCCGTGACCTTGAACCAGGCGCCCTATGACCCGGTGAACTCTGACCTCGATCTCATCGATGATGGGAACGAAGGCTTCTTCGGTATTGACTACACGATCGTGGGAACTACCCTATCGTGGGCTGGATTAGGTTTGGATGACGGATCGATCGTGGCAGGAGAGCGCCTCAAGGTCCGGTACTTCGTTTAATAAAAGGAGACTCGGATGTCGAAAATTAATGAAGGCGGGATACTTCTCAAGAATAACTCCTACCTGAAGGCGAAGAACAACCTCGGGAACGAGGCGAACCTTCTGAAGCTCAATGCCGGGAATAACCCGGAGTTCGCGAACCCAGTGGTAGCGCCAGACGGAACCGTGGCCGGGCACCTCGCCACGAAGGGCCAGATGGACACCGCCATCGCGGATGCAGTGGGCGACTATATCCCCCTGACCCAGAAGGGTGCGGCGAACGGGGTTTGCCCACTTGAGTCTGACTCGAAGATCTCCTCCACCTACCTTCCTTCCTACGTGGATGACGTTCTGGAGTTCGCGAACCTCGCGGCCTTCCCTGGAACGGGCGAGACCGGGAAAATTTACATCGCCATCGATACTAATAAGCAGTATCGCTGGAGCGGTTCCGTGTACGTGGAGATCACTTCCGGAGCCGTGTCGAGCGTGTTCGGCCGGACTGGCGTGGTCACCGCCCAGAGCGGAGACTACACCACGGATGAGGTGACGGAAGGTACGAACCAGTACTTTACGCAGGCGAGAGCCCGCGCCGCCGCCGTGGCTGACATCATCACCGATGGCGTCACGAACGTGGCCCCCTCTCAGAACGCAGTCTTCGACGCGCTCGCGAACAAGGCGAACGCCAGCCACACCCACACCGCCTCCGAGATCACGGACTTCACGGCCGCCGCGAAGGCCGCCGCCGTAGCTGATGCCATCTCGAACGGGGTGACCGATGTGGCCCCTTCCCAGAACGCGGTCTTCGATGCCCTGGCCCTGAAGCAGGACGCCGCCACTGACGCCGCCGCCGCCCGAGCTGCTCAGCGCTTCGGTGAAGAAGATCTCACCTTGAACGGGACGGACATCTCGAACGGATACAAGGATCTGGCTCAGGAAGCCCTCGCGGGTTCCCTCCAGGTGTTCGCCTTTGGGGGCGTGAAGCAGCGGCTCACCAGCGACTACACCTTGAGCGTGGTCAGCACGAAGACGCGGATCACCTTCGCAGGAGATCTTCTCGGTCTGGTGTCCGGAGACATCCTCTCCGTGAACTACCAGTACTAGGGGGTATGAGTGAAAGTTACGGCCAGAGGCCTGAACCTAGTCTTCGAGCAGGAGACGCCGAGCGGAACGGTGGACGGGACTAATGCCACGTTCACCCTGACCGCCGAGCCTCATGACACGAAGCAGGCCATGGTCTACTTGAACGGAGGGATCCAGCGGAGAACTTCCGACTGGTCCATCTCCGGAACCACCCTGACCTTTGTACAGGCCCCGGCGCTTGGACAAACGGTGTATGTGACTTATTATCGAAGGAACTAATCCGAGGAACTTATGAAGAAGACCTACTTGATCTTGATCTCTCTCCTGGTGGCCACCACCGCCTTCGCGAAGGGCTACCTTCAGGATGCCGATTTTAAATCCCTCTCGGACCTCCAGGGTCAGACGCCCCCGGCTGGCGCTCCTCAGCTTCTCAACACGACGAAGATCTATGATGTGACCAATTCGAAACAGCTCTCCCAGTCGATCGCGGATGGCGATCTCGGAGGAGCTGGAGCGGGGGGCGGGGGCGTTGTCCTCAATGCGAACTCTGGATTCGAGAAGACCACCACGTCCTGGACGGCCTCTGGTGGAACTTTCACCACGACCACGACCGCCGCGAACGTGGGATTCGGCGCGAGAGCTGGATCCTGGGACGCATCCGCCGCGGCCCAGACTCTTTCGAATGACGCCGTGACTGTTCCGGCTGGCCTCTTCGGCAAGACCTGTTCTCTCTCCTGGTATTATAAGGGAGGAGACGCGAACCTCAAGGCTCAGGTTTTTGATGGCTCGAACGTGATCGCTGAGTCTTCGGCCTTCACCGCTCAGACCACCTTCAGCTCGAAGCAAGTGATGTTCTTCACCTGTCCTTCTTCTGGAACAATCCAGGCTCGCTTCATCGCATCTTCGAACGCCGCGATCGTATACCTTGACGATGTGAAGCTTGGCCAGGAAGTATCTCCTGGAGCTTCGATCAATGGTCATGTGGGAACGACAAACTTCCCATTCAATGCAAGCTGCCAAGACTGGGTTCAAGCTCCGGCTGTTGGAACTTATAGTTCCTTCCCGGTGGACAATGACTGTTCTCCAACTTCCACGGGAAGATTGAGCAACCCCGCGACGAATAAGCCCGCCTTCACTATACCGGACGCCCGCGCTGGCGTTCGCTATAGAATCCGCGCTTCTGGTTTTTTCTATAACGCCGCATCAAGCCAGTATTGCTCATATCGATTCGCCTCTGGATCTGACGCGAGCTTCGGCGAGGCCCTTGGGGCGACGAACGGAACCGCTGTGTCTGGCGGGTCTCTAAGTGGAGAGATAGTGTTCGCTTCAAGCGGCTCCAAGGAAGTGGAGATCCAGGTCGCGGCGACGAACGGAGCCCCCACCTGCTATATTTACGGGAACAATAATCCACTAGGACTTCACTTCACGGTGGACGCTCTCTCCAGCGTGGAAGGATCTGAGACCGTGTCTGTTGACCAGATGGGCTGGAAGGTATCCGGAAACATCGGTGGCTTCGATGCAAGCATGGGAACATCTTCCCTGGCATCATACACGGAGATCACGAATAACCTTCTCGACATGGTGCTCGATGCTGACTCTGCTGCGGCGCGGGTAACTTGCTCTGGAACGAACCCATCTACTGGCCTTACGTGCGCCGCGGGGGATGAGTCCATCGGGTTCACCACGAGCGTTCCAACCGCCGGGGAGTACACCGCATGTTTTTCTTTCGGGCACCTGGCATTCCCACAGGCCTCCGGATCTATCGCGGTGGTTTTTCAAGCGGTTGAGACCGCTGATAACGCTCAAACGGTTCTTCAAGAAGGAAAGCAAAGGGTACAAAGTGGAAGCGCATCCGGAGGATCTGCCACCCTTCTCGCCCTTCCTCAAACGGTTTGCGGAGACTTTAACTTCTCAAGCGCCGGGCAAAAAACTATCCGGCTAATGAGAGAGCAGCTCATCAGTGGGGGAGTTAACACGAACTCGATTCTTGCAGACCGAGACTTCAGTCACGGCCAGCGCGACATCCGATTTAAGATGTTTAAGAAAAATGAGTTCCAGGATGCCGTGAAGTTCACGAACCTCGTGACCACTCCGCGCCAATTGGGATTAAAAACAATTTTTGCGGTAGTGACCTCCACTTGCAGCGCATCGCCCTGCTCAATAGCGCATCAGTCTGGAGGGTTTACCGAAATTACCAGAAGCAGTACAGGGGTATACACTGCGGACACGGGCACAACTTTTGCCAACATTCCATTCTGCACAGCTACCGAAATAAGCGATACCGCAACCTCTGCGGGGGGATCGGCAACTGGTCTGACGGCAAACAATTTTCCCTTTACGACGCAAAATGGGACAACCCTGACCGACACGGCGTTTACTGTTTTTTGCACGGGCTGGTGATCGAAGCGTATGGAAGGCGAAGGATTAAAAAACGGTGTCACTACCTGGCAGTGGATCACGCTCATCGGCGTCATCATGACCACCGGGGTGGGGGTCACCGTCTTCGCCTTCCAGACCTTCGAAGCTCGCGGGGCCTCGGCATTAGTGGAAGACAAGCTGGAGCGGAAGCTCAGAAGGATCGAGTGGAAGCAGGATCAGATGATGATCCACTTCAGGATCCCCACCGAGCCGCCCGCCTACCGTGGCCCGGCCGGGGAAGAAGAGTAGCCGCAAAATCTTCTGTCATGAATTGACGCCCGCTTCCCCCTCTGAGAGCATCTCCCTAAACAATTTAGGAGAGCCACATGGAACGTCACGCATCCGGTTTGATCTGCCCCCCTTTCGCCACCGTCATGAAGGAGAGGATGCCCGAGCGCGGGAACTACCCCAGGGGATGGCCCGCTGGCGCGGTGGTTCACTACACGGCCGGTCACGATGGGGCCGCGAAGACCATCCTGGGCGGGATCAAGAACAAATACACCTACTGGTGCATTCAGCGGGACGGCACGCTCTTCTGCGCTCATAATGCGAACAAGTGGGGCTACCACGCGGGCACCTCGGGCTGGAAGAAGAAGCTCCTGGGCGGCGTGTCGGATGACCTGATCGGCATCGAGATCAATGCCTATGGAACCGTGAAGCCGGTCAAGGGGAAGCCCGGCCGGTTCGTCACCTACTTCGGCAAGGAGATAGGGTCCGAGGAAGTTCGCTACTCGCCTGGCAAGGACAATATCGCGAAGGGCTACTACCATGTTTACACGGAAGCGCAGGAGAAGACCCTGATCGATACCATCCTCTGGCTCAAGGCCCAGGCCCCCGAGAGGTTTGATTTAGATCTAGTTCTAGGGCATGACTGCGTGTCCGGTCCCCTCGGGATCGGGTACTTCCGGAAGGTGGATCCAGGGGCGGCATTGAGTTGTACCATCCCTGAGTTCCAATCTCTTCTGAAGAAGAGATGGGCGGAGCGTGCAAAGTAGAGAGATCCCTGGGTTCCCCGGATACAGAGTATTTTCTGACGGCCGCATCTGGTCTAAACCAAGGCTAGATGCGTGCAATCACCCTCAGGGTGGTCTGTTTTTAAAAACCAAGCCGGATACTCAAGGCTACCTTCAGGTGGCGCTTGCCCTGAACGGCCGCGCCCACTTTCGAAGGGTTCATCGCCTTGTGGCCTCAGCCTTCCTTCCTGGTTTTAAAAAAACCGATCAGGTGAACCACATCGACGGAGACAAGAAGAACAACCGCATCGAAAACCTTGAGGCGTGTAGTTCAAGGCATAATATTGACCATCGAGAGCGGGTAGTGAAGGGTCGGAAGCGATGGGGGGTGTTTTTCGTGAAGCCCTCCAGGCGCCCCAGGGGATACTGGGTGGCGAAAATTAGGGTGGGGGGGAAGCAAGTACTTCTGGGATCTTCGACCTCTGACCCGGAGCCCCTATATGAACTCTACCGAAACGCCTACAAGACCCTTTGGGGAAGGTTCCCTTGGTAGTATAATTCTAGTCATCAGCTCAGAGGAGGAGCCCACCATGAAGACAATCTTCAGCGCCCTATTCTTGTTCTCTCTCATGCTCATCGGCCTTCCCGCGCACGCAGGCGTGGAAGATCCCGCCTTCTGGCACGGCCTGGCGGACAAGATCCCGGAGGCTTCGGCCACCTTGATCCTCATCGCTGGTGGTGTGATCGATCTGCTCATGCGGTTCGTGAAGACTCAGAAGCCTCTCTCGATCCTCCGCCTCGTGGCCGTGGCTCTCGCCGGAGCCGCGAAGGTGATGGACAAGCTCGCGAAGCTTCTCGATGCAGTTCTCGGCCAGCGTGCCGTGAATCCTGCTGACCCCGTGGTTCCTCCGAAGGCGGAGTGAGCCCCGTGAGATCGATCTCGAAGGGGCTGGTGGCGTTTGCGTCACTGGCCCTTCTCACATCCTGCGCACCCATCCCGCTCACTCCGGATCAGAACCTCTTTTATAAAAGGGACATGATCGTGAACGTGGACGGATACGTGGGAGAGGGCGTTCTCGTGGTGCCCAAGAAGACCGAGGAAGTATTCAAGTTCGACGTGACCCTCAAGGGCAAGGCGGATCTCTTCACCTTCGAGAGCTGTCACCGGGAGATGGTCTGGGAACAGGCGGGCAAGCGCGGCTTCTTCGACTCCCGCGTCCGCGTGCAGTTCGATTATGACCCTCTGAACGGCCTGGAGACTCGATCCTCCTGCGTGGTTCGGCTCGGCGGGTATGACAAGACCGGCCGTCACTCGTGGGCGATGGTGGACTTCGAGGGCGATGACGCTACCCTTCCGGCCATCGTGAAATGCAACGGCGCTCACTACCACTCTCGCGGCGTGACGGTTTGCCAGGCGAAGGTGGGACTCATACAGGAGATCTCCTTCCCCGAGGAAGTGGCCTACTCTCCGGATCCGAACTGTCCTTTGAACTTGACCCGTGACTCCGCGAGAGACGGCAAGACCTTCCGCTTCCCGCTGGTGCGTGGGGAGTGTGTTTACGCTTTCATTGAGAAGAACTCCAAGCGCCGGATCCACCGGCTCACCACCTTGGGCTATGACCAGGTGCTCATCAGGGGGAACTAGATGCTGGCCTTCCTTCCGCTCTTAATACGCTTCATCGGGAAGATCCTTGACTGGGCTGATGCTGACAAGGAGACCCGCGCCGCCTTCCTGAAGTTTGCGCAAACCGCGCAGGCTCAGGGCCTCATCTCCGTGAAGCTCAAGGACTCCTATGAGTCTCAGCTCGACCGGATCAAGGATGAACTCTGGAAGGAACAGTCCGGGGGTGGAAAGTGAGGTGCGCGATCGTTCAAGACTACCAGGTGGTGAGCGTTCAGGATCTCTCCGAAGAGCAGTTCGCCGCCACCGCTCGCACGGCCCAGGCCGTGGTGAGCATCGAGGGTATGGTCCCGGAGCCGGGGGTGGGGTGGATGATGTCCGGCTCCAAACTGGTTCCCCCCCTTGGAACCGATGAGACCGAGATGGTTTGCCTCCAGGTCTATGATCCCGTGATGGCGTTCGTTCGCACCTTCCAGCGGCGCTTCATCGGCGAGAACATCGCCTGGGGTATCACTCAGCAGGGCAAGACTCGCGCCGTGGGTGAGCTGCTCCGCGATGTGGAGTACTGGATGAACAAGGGCTCACTCTATGAGGCGATGCAGGAGATCGAGAAGGTTCGGGCGAAGCTCCTGGCCGATCCCGTTCTCGCCGCCTCGGTGGCGCCCTTCGTGACCTCTACCCGCCTTGACGCATACCGCCTCAAGATCTTGCAGTTCTTGGGGATGGCATGAGGATCATCTTCACGCGGAACAGTTCGATTCTCTCCTGGGCGATCCGCTGGACCTTCCGGGAGCCCTCCTCTCATGTGGCCCTGGTCTTCGATGAAGACCGCTGGCTGGTGCAGTCGAACCTCCTCGGCGTGAACATCCGGCTCTTCGAGCCCTTCATGAAGAAGTCCGGGAACGAGATCGTGGACTCGATCGAGTACTCCCTCACACTGGACCAGGAGGAAGAACTCTTCCAGGCTCTCCTGAAGCGCACCTCTGAGCAGTCCTATGACTGGCCCGGCTTCGCGTACTTCATTTTCCGGGGGATCTTATATAGAATGTTCGGAAGACCACTACCGAAGAAGAACGCCTGGGGAAGGGCTGACATGCAGATCTGCACGGAGATGATCCGAGAGTTCCCCTCCTGGCTGGTGCCGGGGATCGATGGCGTGGATCTGGGGATCACTACTCCCTGGACGGTGCGGAATATATTGCGGGGTGCTAAATGAGATTTTTGAACGCTGGACTCCAAGACAATGTGGTCTCCCTCTATGACAAGACGAAGACCACGATCGCCGGGCGGGTAGCCCAGAAGATCATAAATTCGAACCAGGTTCTCGGGCCACCGCTCACGCGCTTCATCGATGTACAAACCGAAGCAGGCCTCACTCCGGTAGGCCCAGCGTACTGCTCGCCTACGGGCCGCCTGTTCATCCCGAGCGCAGTGACCACCGGCTTGGGCACCATAGCCCTATACCAGTTCGATCTCACCACGGGAGCCTATTCCTACGTGGGGAAAATCAGCTATTCGATGCCAGCCACGCCCACCACCACCCACACCATGCGGGGGTTCAAGGTGGATGACACCGGGGCCACCTGGAAGATCTTCATCCTGACCACCGGCTCGGTTCTCATCAACGGCGGCCTGTTCATGCTGAACGGGATCGTCCAGGCCGACTTCATCCCGGTAGCCTTCCCCACGATCCCCTTCGCCACCGGCTCGAACCAGAGGGCCGTCTACTTCTTGCAGAACCCAGCATCACTGGGGGCGGCTCACGCCATGACTTCCGGCATCGGGATCCCGCTCGATACCGCCGCGAAGAAGGTTTACGTTCACAACGGGGCCGCCGCCGTCCACCAGTATCACGTCTTCGACTACTCCGGGACGCCTGACAATCCGGGACTGACCGCCACCATCTCGGTGGGGACTCCCGCCGTAGTCACGGCAAACGGGCACGGATATAATGCAGGAGACCAGATCACTTTCACCACCACCGGCACGCTTCCTGTGGGTCTCGGTTCTGGCGTGAACTACTTCGTGAGGAACCCAACCGCGAACACCTTCGAGGTATCGACTACCTCTGGCGGCGCGGGCGTAAACACCACGGGCGCGGGAACGGGAACCCACACGGTTCGCCGGACTTTCGGGATCACCGGATCCTTCCCGTACTATGCCACCGGGAACCTTCCAGCCTTGACGGGAACGCTTCTCCTCACGAACTCCGAAGACCGAAAGGTTCCTTCATCTGGACCAAACGCGGGCCAGGGGTGTGCGAGCTTCGGAAGCTCCACCGCGATCTATGAGGGCCTCCTCTCGGAGCTGACCGTGGGCGCCACTACCTGGCCCAGCCTTCGAACGGTGAACACTATCGGAAACGGTCTCGACATCGTGGCCCCCACCGCCACCTTCTATCAGTACTCTGAAGTGGTCGATCGCTGTATCTATGTGACGAACACGGCGAAGTTCGTGGTGAAGCCCTTCCAGAATAGCGTGATCGAGAACGTCTTCGGATCTCTCTCGAACCAGTATCTGGAACTCGCCGCGAACCCAGTGGTGAACTTCGGCCTTTCGGCCATCTCTGGCTTCGAGATACAGTCAGGGATTCTCTTCGCGGTGAGCAGCGCGTCCGGTCAGCGCGGGATCCTCTTCATGGACTTCCGCTCAGACTACCGCTATGACTACTCCTATGTGATCTCGAAGGTGCTGACGGTAGACAATGCCGTCCTGAAGTTCCTCACCACCTTGGAAGAACTCTTCGACGATACGAGCCCGATGGTCTTCTTCTACCGCACGAGCGGCTTCGACTCGGCCGCTGGTGGATGGACCTCGATCGAGACCGCGAAGGATCTCTCCTCGATTGGATCCGCCGCCCAAGTTCAGTTCAAGGTCATGTTCAACTCCACGAACGAAGACGTGAGTACCCCGGCCCAGATCCGGGATCTCATCCTGGGGTATGAGCCCCTGTCCATGTCTTCGATGAACTGGGAAGCCAGCCGAGACCTATCCTCTTCGGGATCCCCCACTGACGTGGTGTTCCGGCTGAAGGCGGCCTACACCGCCACGGTCCCGGCCCTCAAGTTCGTGGCCACGGATCTCGCGAACGCGGTCCTGGTATCCCACACCACCACGGCTCAGGCGGCGAACTTCGCCTACTCGGCTGACGGTGGAACCACCTGGCTTCCGCTCGGCACGATCCCGAACACGGTGGGAACGCTGGTGCGCTACCGCTTCACGAGTCCCCCGGGAGTTGACATCCGCCCAGCCCTGAAGGAGGCCTAATGCCCGATCTATTCCTTGAGGATCCCTACCAGGGAAGCTCTCAGGCTTGCATCATCGAGCTGACCCCGCCCACCTTCGGCGGGATCACGGGCCTCACCCAGCGGCCGAACGGCGCCTTGAGGGCGGTCTGGGCGGCGGCTTCTGACGTGACCGGCCCGGTATCCTATGAGGTGTACATCCAGGAGAACACGGCCACGGGGCTCTTCGCCCTCGCGAACGTGGTGGCAGTGACCAGGAAGCTCACCCTCGACCTATTCCAGGACGCGCTCGGGGCCCTGCTCGGAGACGGCAAGGCCTACTTCGTGGGCGTCCGGGCGATCGATGCGGTGGGGAACCGAAGCGCGAACATCCAGAGCCTCTCGGCCCTATCCTTGGGCGTGCCAGATGACAACTGCGCGAGCCTCATCACGAAGGTGATCCAGTACCGAGCTGACGTGGTGACCTACCGGGGAGAGGTGGCGGACTATGCCCTTCTGGTGGACTCCTATCGTGCTGACGTAGTGGGGTACGTGTCCGATGTGACGGCCCACTCTCAGAACGTGGATGACTACCAGGCCGATGTGGCCGCGTACCGTGGGGACGTAGTGACGTACCGCGCCGAAGTGGCGGACTATGCGGCCCTGATCGGGGACTACCGCGCTGACGTGGTGGGCTATGTCGCCACCGTGGCCGCGTACTCCGCAAACGTGGATGACTACCGGGATGAGGTAGTGGCTTTTAATCAGTCCGTGACTCAGCTCCGCCTTGATGGCGTGGGACTTGTGGGCGAGATCGAGGAGTCCGATCTCACCGGAACCATAGGGGAGGCACCATGACCTGCACGGCGGGCAAACCAGTCATCATCACTCAAGGCGAAGATCGCGTTCTGGACTGCAAGATCCGGAAGCAGAACGGTGACCCCTTCGACCTGACCGGCGCCTCGGCGATCGCGAAGTTCAAGAAGGCGGACGGGACCATCCTCCAGCTCTCTTCGGCTGTATCCTCGGAGATCCAGATCGACTCTCCCGCCGTGCTCGGGCGCCTCAAGATCTTCCTGAACGATACGATGACCGCCCTCCTGAAGGTGGGGGAGGGGCTCGACTTCGAAGTCCAGGTGACCGTGGGCCCGACCACTCTCGTGGTGCTCTTCGCGAAGTCCATCACCGTGAGGAAGCAGCTCGCGTGAGTCTTCTGAAAGTCGAGGTGACCTGCGCGGGATCCCGTGAGGTTCTCCTTGCCGATCTTCATGAGTTCCAGGGGGAGCTGAAGTCCCTCTCGGAGGAGGCTTATGTAAAGCTCCGCCGGGAGATCCTTCTCCACGGCATCACGTTCCCGATCGCGGTCTGGAAGAGCCGTGGGAAGCTCCACATCATTGACGGTCACCAGCGCGTGAGAGCCCTCCGCCGGATGGAAGCCGAGGGGATCTATATCCCCATGGTCCCGGTGGCGGACGTGAAGGCGAAGGACGTGAAGGAAGCGAAGCAGAAGGTTCTGGCCGGGGCTTCTCAGTTCGGCGAGGTCGAGCGGGATGGCCTGTATCAGTTCATGCATGAAGCCCAGATCGACTTCTCCACCGTGAACCAGCTCTTCCAGTTCCCGGAGATCGACCTTCCCTCCTTCCACGCGGAGTACTTCCAGGAGACCGTGGCGAAGGAAGAAGACCCAAGGGGCGAGGGATCTCCACCCGTTCCCGAGAGTTCTCCCCAGGAGGCCCCCACTTATCCACATTCTATCCACACGGAACCCACACCAGAGAAGGATCCGCCACCAGAGCGCGGGCCTGATGAGCCGGTGGGGAACTTCCGAGACCGTGAGCCGGACGGCAAGGAGAACGTGACCTACCGCTTCTTGCCCGAAGAGAAGCAGGAGCTGATGTGGAAGTGTGATGAGCTGATGAAGGAGTTCAAGGTTCTCTCTCACGCCGAGGTGATCTTCGCTCTCGTGGCGGATGCCCACCGGAAGATCAAGGCGAAGGCTGAGAAGAAGTGACCTGGCCGGTGGAGCATACCAGCCTGATCTTCGCCTCCCATCCCGTCAGCTCTGGGGATGGGCTCGGGTGGTAGGTATTGAGCTGACCCACGCCACCTTGATGCTCCGGCAAACTTTTAAAATGCCGTGCCGGGTATAACTTTAAAGTGACATGAATGCAAGCTCCTTCAGCTTGCCTCCGATGCTGGCGCGTGGTACTGGGTAGTAAACCCAGGAGATCGCCATGACCTTTGAGACAAGCCCATCGACCGAGAAGCTGGACGCCGCGCTGGCGAAGGCCCAAGGGAAAATAAAAATAGCGAAGAAGAACGCCGAGAACCCGCATTTTAAAAGCAGCTATGCGGACCTGGCTTCCGTCTGGGAGGCGTGCCGAGAAGCTCTGTCCGAGAACGGGATCTCCGTCACCCAGTGGCCGATCGATGTGGCTCCGGGCAAGCTCACTCTCATGACCCGCATCGGGCACGCGGGCGAGTGGATGCGGGCATCCTATTCGATCCCATTGGGCAAGGCCGATGCTCATGGGGTGGGGGGCGCGATCACCTATGCGAAGCGGTTTGCGCTGGGCGCCATTGTGGGAGTGGCCTCTGAAGATGAAGATGATGACGGGAACACGGCGGTGGGGAAGGGGACTGGCCGGAGTGATGGTGGCCGCCAGGCCGCTCAGAATGCCCAAGGACCGAAGCAGAAGCCCGAAAGTCCGAAGGGTCCATCATCGGGCCCGAAGCCTCAAGGAGGCCCCAGCCCGGCATCTAAGGCCGCGCCTAAGGCCGGAGCCCAGACCTTCAGGGAGTTCGCCCAGTCCTTTGGGTGGACCGAAGAACAAGCGAAGGAGTGGGCCACGCTTAGGTTCCAGCCCGCCGAGGGAGAGCAGCTCACCCCCGAGCAGTATCAAGAACTCCGCCAGGTCATTCAAACCACGCCGCCGGATGAAGCCTTGTTCATGGTGAGGAACCCATGAGCCCGATCATCCTGGCGACTATTTTCGGAGTGTGTCATGGCTCGGCGCCGTGCATCGAGAGTGTACTGGACCTCTACCCCCAGACTCAGGGCGAGGTCATCCTGGCGTATTGTAGCCTGTACGAGGATGAGAACCCGCAGTGTACCGCCGAGGAGAAGCGATGAAGAAGCTCACCTGGAAGAAGATCGCCACCCTGGTCCACCTGGAATGTGATGATGTCCCGGCGGATACCTGTGAGCGGGTGCTCCGCGCCTTCGCGAACCTGACCGGCCCCGAGCTGGATCCTGAATGTGATCTCATCAATGCCTTCCACCGGCTCGACCCCGAGGAGGATGAGTGATCGAACCAGCATCCTTCTGGCAAGAATTTAGGCCCGCGTTCCCTGGCTCTCGTGGGTGGGTTCACAGGGTGGACGGCCTGATGGTTCTCCGCTCGATCTCCACCACGCGGAACGGAGAGCAGTGGATCCACGTCTCTACCTCCAGGCGGTCAAGGATGCCCACCTGGGATGACCTGTCCCGGGTGAAGCGTGACTTCTTGGGAGAAGAGGTGGAGGCCTACCAGGTGATGGCGAAGAAGTCCGAGCACGTGAACGTGCATTCCTTCTGTCTCCACCTTTGGGCCCCGGTCGATGGCGCCCGCAGGGTGGCAAACCTTCAGGATCTAATCGATGAGGTGGGCGCGTGAAGGACTTCGAAGGCTTCCAGTACCCCACCGATGAACGCATGGAGGAGGCCCTTGATGGGTTCCGTCCGGCCGCGTTCGTGACTCCTGACCGGAGGATCTATTCCGAGATCACTCTCGCCGATGACGCGGGATACTATGAGGTGACGGCGGAGACGTTCTACCGGCTCCTGGATCTTCAGATGACCATGGAGTCCATGAAGCACGGTGAGCTGGAGACCTCCTTCGCCACGATCGCGGAAGAAGCGAAGATCCTCCAGGACACATTCCTTCGAGCCTTTGAGGCCCTGAAGCTGAACCCCATGAAGAAGAGGGGTAGGGCGTGAGCTACATCCCGGAAACCCGGCTCGATGCCTGGGAAGAGATCCGTCAAGATCTGGGGAAGAGGCAGGGGGAGGCCCTTCGAAAGATCATGGAGAGCGGAGACACCGGGATGACCGCCTCCGAGGTGGCCCTATCGTTCGGCCGTCCCCAGCATTATATCCAGGGGCGCATCAATGAGCTGTGGCATATGGGCGTGGTTCTCGACTCCGGCCGCAGGAGGCCTTGCAGTCTCTCGGGCAAGGAGCAGATCGTATGGACCTGGTCCGGATCTAAGTCCGTCAGGAAGATCGTGAAGGGGCCGAGCCCAAAGGAAGAGCTGATCGGGTGGGTGGAAGCTCAGCTCGACAAGATGCCCTGCTCGAAGGATCTGTTCTGTGAGCATTGTCGGGGGGTTCAGCTCCTAGCGAAAGTGAGGAAGAAGTGACCAAGCGATACCACTTCAGTCAGTCAATTGAGGGCGCCCTGAAGAACTGGGGAAGGGCCGAGTGGGAGAGCATAGCGAGATCGAACGGCATGACCCCGGCTCAAGTCAAGAAGCAGTTTGAGCTGTATCGGTTTGAGGGGAAGAAGGTCATTCCCTTCAGCCAGGAGTGTGAAGGCTTCAGCTATGAGACCGGATGTCCGGGACACGATGAGCCGCCGGGGGCGGAGCCAGAGCACCGAGCCGTGGCTGAGTCCGATCACCCGGACTTCACGAAGGCGAGGCCCCTATGATCCGGGAAGGCGCCTGTCGCGGGTGCGGGAAGACCATCAAGTGGGCCACCACGAAGGAGGGGAAGTGGATCCCGCTCGACCCCCAGCCCCCCGTCTTCCGCATGGAGAGGGACTTCGATGGCACGCTGATCGCCCGGCTCGATCGGGATGCGTTCGTCTCCCACTTCTCGACTTGCCCGAAGGCGAACCAGTTCTCGGGATTGAAGAAGTAGTACGCCAACCCGCGTCAATAAAAAATCCCCTAGTTTCAGCGAATTGACTTCGAGAACCTAGGGGATTAGTATCCTACGTGCGAGCGTTGGATGGGTCAGATCTTGCCCATCCCCCATCGCAGATGCAAGGGGAAATTATGGCGAGAATTAATATTGAAGAGTCATGGTGGACGGATCCCAGGAGAGCGAAGCTCATCTCACTGGTGGGGTGTCAATTCAAGGCGGATGGAGTTGCGCTCTACTTCTGGAGAACCGCCCAGGAATACTGGAAGAAGGGGCGGCGTCCCATACCTCACGAGGTGTTCGACCTGCTCGAACACGGCCCGAACATCCGTTCGGCGAAATTAACACGCTCCGAACAGGAGGGCATCTATGCAGTGGGAAGTGAAGACTCGTTCGACTGGATGATCGAAAAGTCACAGTCCGCGAGCCGAGCGGGCAAGATCTCCGCAGAGAAGCGCCGCAGTAAACACGGCACAGCACAGCCAAATAACCCGAACACAGCCCGAACACAGCCCGAACACTCGCCGAACGAAGATCGAACAGAGTTGAACAAACTCGAACGCTCTTCCTCTTCCTCTTCCTCTTCCTCTTCCTCTTCCTCTTCCTCTTCCTCTTCCTCAGGCTCCACCTCTTCCTGG